GGGAGTTTGCTCGCGCGCGATGCGCGCTTCAGCCTTGTCATCGATACCGCTGCCCAAATCTTCGTCGGCGATGACAAGAACCGGATTGGCCGCGGGTGAAATCAACCTCGAACCGTCGTCGACCAGATCCACGGCAAAGCCTTGGACTAGAGGATCCACCGCATCGGAAATCGAATTACCGGTCGCGGCATAGCCTCCGATTGGGTCAGCGGCTTTGTCGGCGATGGCTCCTCGGCTCACGTCGGTCAGCAGGGCGCCCACCGTCAAGGCGTCGTCGGCGACCACCTCGAAGGTCAAAAACGGAATCCTGTTGCCGAACTCGGCGAGTTCGAGATTCTCGAACACGGCGAACGCCAGTCCGCGGTAGGCCGGAGTCGCCTCAATACCCTCGATCGATGCGATCAGCGGGTCGATCGCCTGGCCCTCGCTTCCGTCATAAAAGCGAAAATCGGTGCTGACCTTGAAGTCGCCGGCCGCGCCCCGCAGCAATTTCCCGTCGGCCCAGATCCGCCGAACTTCCAACAGGCGCCGCGATGAAAGCGCGACCGCAAACGACACCGAATAGCTGAAGGTCTCATCCGGTTGGCCCTTCGCGCCGCTGGTCTGTGTGCTTTCGACGAGGTCCGTCGCCCAGATGATGCTGCCGGCGACGCGCATCGTTCCGTAGATGCGTGGAAGCGGAGTACCGTATGATGACGTCTGGACAGACAGGTCTCCCAGCCTGGGTCCCCGTCGCGGGCTGCCGAAGACCTGCTGGTCGATCGATTGGCCGACGAGACTGCCGATCGCCCCTCCGACGGGCCCACCAAGTATCGTCCCGACAGTGCTGAACACGAGCGTTGCCATCGCTTACCCTTTGCTTGGCGAACGTTTGCGAAAGATCCCGATGATGGGCCAGCCAGGTTCGCCTGGTGTCTCCACCACCCGCGCGAGATGCGCATCCGCGTGCACGAACCCGCGCTCCGTCGATATTGCGAAGTGAAACTGCTCGCTCGCCACTCGCAGCAACATGAGATCGCCTGCCCGGCAGCGGCGTTTGCTGACGCGCCGGAACCAATGGCCGACAGAATGTGCGATTTCTTCGCCGTGATCGCCGCGTAGACGATAGTTGTATCGCACTGCCCCCGGCGGAATGCCGAACGTCGCGAGCACGAGTCCGACGCAATCGAGACCGAGACTCGGATCGCGCCCCTGCGGCCGAAATCGAACGCCGACCAACGCCCGAGCGCGCGCCGCATATTTGGCGTTCATCGGTTCAGGCGCCGGGATACCGGGTCAGCAAATCCGCTCCAGGAAGGTGCGGTTCGCCACGGAAATTCGCCGCATTGGCGAAGCGCTCAGTACAAGTCCGAAACCGTTTGTCGCAGCCTTCTCGTAGCTCCACGACCGTTCCGGCCACGATCTCCACTCGCGGCAGGTCGCGAACTTTGATGGTCATTTCATCACTCTCAATGACCACTGTCGAACGGCCGCAGTTCGCGCCAGTCAGATATCTCAAGCGACCGAGCAGGAAATCATCTCCGATTGCTCGGTCGAGTGTGAGTTCACCACTGGCGCAGGCGACGACGGCCGCACGCACGGTGCGGCCGGCCAGGTCCACGCCGCACTGCGGATCGCCGAATTGCGCCCGGCACTGCGGCGAGGTCGATGGGCAGACCGGGTCTTGAAGCTTCGCCGCCGCTCCCCGAAGCTCTACCGAAAATCCCTCCCCGTTGATTGACACTTCCCCAAGTTCGCCCCCGATCAGCCCGACTGGTTCCGCGCCATCGTCGAGCCAGTCCGTCGCGAACAGCCGCATTCGGGCGCCATCCCAGCGACCCAGCATCAGGTCCGCTTCATTCAGGGTGTCGCTGGACAGCGCACCGCCGATCTCGCTCGATTGAGGATCGAGCCCGAGCGCCTTCGTGACCGCGGCAGGCACGATTCCGGGTGCGGGGTCATGTTGGATGCCGTCTTTGCTCAGCAAGCGGTCGTGGCTCGTCAAGGCGATCCCGCCCCCGTCGGAACGCTCCAATTGCCAGCAAAAAGCGACGGATGTCACTTCACCATCGACAATGGTCGGCATTCAGGCCTCCCGAATTTCGATCAATGGGACGCTTGGAGCTTCGCCGGCGAGGAAAGTCGCTCGATTGATCTCGATTCGGTCTTCGGCGAAGCGGACCGGAACGTCGAATTCGAACCCGGCGGTGATCGCGACCCCAGGTGCGGGAGGGTCATCGAATTGCAGGACTCCCAGCGACTGCAGCGTCCAACCGCTGACAGCTTCAACACCCTCGACGGCGACCCGCAAGGTTCCAGCAATCGGCCGTGTGATGCGCCGTTCCTCACCCGTCCCGTAGGTCTTGATCAAAGGGAACTCGACGCGCGCGCCGTCACCGAATCCGATCAGCTGGTCGGTCGCCGTTGATGCCGAAGACATTTGGTTTGAACTGAAGTCGTAGGAATCTCGGAACCGGAATCCGACCGCCGGACCGCGCCGCGCGCGGAAGAAGGTGATCAGGGTCTCGAGCTCGCGATCGCTGCGCACGCCAGGCCCCGCATCGAAACGGAGCCTTGCCTGGGCCCAGTTGGCGTTGCGGAATTCATACCCGCTGGCGCTGGTCACGATATTGGTCGAGAACCCCGGCGAAACGCTCGCCTCGGCGCCGATCTCGATTGGGAACGTCACGTCGTCGAACGGCGCCACTTCCTGCTCCTTTCCGAATATGGTCAGTCCGTCGCGGACGATTTGCGGCCAGGCCCACAAGAACACATCCGCACATCCGCGCGCTCGTGCTTCGAGCGCCGCGTCGATAATCGAACGCCACTGCACGCGATCGTCCGCGTCGGCGACGAATCCCGACAGATATTGTTGCTCGGAAATCGGGTAACCGAGCCGCAGATCGACTGCCGTGTATGCCGCGGCGCGCCGGGCGCTGGGTCCAGCAGTGACCCATTCGTAATCCTCAACTTGAATCCGGTCGAAGGCCGGCCATTCCCACTCGGCCGGAAGGTTCGCTCGGCGCACTTCCGGCGCCTTCGGGTCGAGCACCCACGGGAGGTAGACGAGCAAGAGCGTCCGCGCTCCCGCCAGTTTCGCCGTCGTCGCAATCTGAGCGGTCGACGCGGCCAGCAACGCCCCCGCCTCGTCGAGCAACGCCAATTGCTCGGAGGCAAGCGTACCGGCGACGTCTTGAATGTCTACGGGGCTGCCACCGAGCGCAGCCTTTGCTGCGTCGTCGTAAAGACAAATCGCGCCGTCAGACGTCACCCACCACCACGGCTCGCCGATCTGGATCTGGGGCAGCAACCCCGCCTCGCTGGCGATTCCGGCCAGCTCTTCGGCCACTCCCGACAGAAAGCCGATCGCGTCGGCGTTGGCCGGCGAAACGAGGCTCGACGGGGGCTCCCACGCGGTCAACGCCGCCGACCCATCGAACGCGCGCTGCTTCCACGCCCCGGGACAAAACATATCGAGTAACTCGTAAGACAGCGACCAAATGACGTCGTAAGCCCGCGCCTTCGCAGCTCGCGCAAAGTCGCGATGCCAGGCGAGCGCTGGTCCGTTGAGCCCGCGCCCAGGATCGAGCAGCGCGGCGCTCCCCGTGAGCGCGAAATAATGGCTCATCCCGATATAGTGGTTGATGACTCCGCGATAGCCGAGACGCTCGATCGACTGGATAATCCGTTCGGGCGGCAGGTTGTACATGTCGTCGTAAGCGGTCGCGATGCGCAGCTCATGCTCGGGCGCGACCGCGTCGTTGATCGGCAGCACGCTGCTCGGGCCGTTGCATTTGATCGCCGACAGGGTCGCGCGGCCCGCTGCCGGCGTCGCCCGGATTAGCTCCGACCCCTCGACATAGTCGGGCGGGACCAGGCTGATGAACATGCGGTCGACGAAGCGCGGGTCCACCCGGTCGGCGTCCGCCGGAAGCGCATACCCGCCATCGAGCGCATCGAAGTCCAGCGTCACCACGGCATCGGTCGGTGATCCGCTGGCATAGTTCCACAGGCGCACCAGCCAGACGCGCTGCGCTCCGCTAGCGTCCTCCCCTTCGATCGTCAGCGTCGGCCCATCCGGCTGGTCGAGCGCGATCAGGCCGCTCGATTGCCAACGGAAGCTGAGCACGCACTGAGAATAGTCGCGGTTTGTTGCGCGGGCATGGGCCGGATGCGCATAGCTGTCTTCGCTATCGTAGATCAGCCCGACGAGGTCGCCCTCGCGCAGGAACTCCGCCTCGACCGTCAACCCATGGCCGTCCGCGCTGGTGACGAGGCTGGCAATGGTGCCGCGTGGAAAATCGACCGTCCAGTGCAGCGGGTCGAACCGTTTGACCCAGGTTTGGATGATCGGCGCGTCCCGCCGCGTGAACCAGTGGTTCATGACCGCTCCCTCAGCGCCGAACGAACTGCGCGAGCGACTTGCCGGCTCGATTGTCGCAGGACCTGAGGGTCGCCCGGTTGCGGCGCCTGGATTGCGATCGCTACGCGGACGTCGCTTCCGCCAGCTCGGGCACGCTCGATCCGCCCCGAGCCCGCCGGAACGAACAGCTCGGGCCCGCGCTCACCAACCACATAGCTGCGCCCGGCGCTGACGGGTCCGCCAGTCGCCCGGCCGGGTGAGCCGAGCAGACCGGAAATCAGGCTTCCGAGTCCGTTAATCAGGCCGGCACCAAACCCGCCACCTCCACTCCCACTATTGAACAATCCACGAAGGGAGGCCTGGGCGATGTCCGCCATCGCCGACAGCGCCACCTTCTTCAGATCATCGAAGCCGAGCTTCCCGGTCCGCAGCGCTTTCCCCAACGCATTGTCGATCAGCAGCCCGGCCCGTCCTGCACCCTTCACCAGCGGTCCTTCGAGTTCACCGCGCATCAAGGCGACATCGCGCGCGAACGCAGCAGTATCCGCCCGAACGCTGACCACCAGCCGTTCGATCTCTTCGTCCATGTCTAGGTCTCACTGATCCGGAAAGCGCTTGCGCAGCTCCGCGATTGTCGTTTCGTCGGGCGCGTCTGGCACGTCACCAATGGGCTGGAGTGCCAACGCCAGTTCCGCCGGGGTAGAATCCCAAAACTCGTCCGGCCGCCACCCGAGCAGCGTGCTCGCGGCGCCGCTCAGCCGAGCGGCCGCGTCGCCGAACGTCACCGTCCCTGCAGGATTTGCGCCAGCATGGTCCGCAGCAAGGGTGCGATCTTCGCCAGGCCCTTTTCCACGATCGCCTCGCCGATCCGCTCGCGCGTGATTGCTGCCGGCCGGCCCTTCGACAAATGATCGAACAGCGCTGCAATTTCGCTCAGCTTCAGTGCGCCCTCGGCTGCGCGCTCGACCACCTCGAACAGTGAACCCAGCTCTTCCTCGGCTGCAATCAGCGCGCCGAAGCTAGGCCGCAGCAGGAGGGTCTCGCCTGCCACCTCAATGGAGCCCTCGCCGCGATACGGATTGGCTTTCGTCATAGCGCGACAACTTCGCCCGAGCTCTCGAGCGCGAGCGTGTAGTTCCGCTCGCCGTTGAAATCGCCAGCATATTCAAGACGCGTCAGCAGGAAGTCCCCCCGCATGCGCTCACCGCTTTCAAAGCTGAGCTCGTAACTTTCGAGCGCACCGCTCAAAGCCAGCGCTTTGACCTGCGTCTCGGCCGCGCTGCCCGTGAAGATGCCGCTAGCGGCCACCGATACCGACCGCACGCCGGCGCCGGACAGGAGCTCGCGCCACCCGCCGCTGCCCTTGTTCGTGATCGCGACCGGGTCGCCGTTGATCGACAATTGGGTCGTCTTGAGACCTGCGACAGTTGAATAGATCGGCATCGCCGACCCATCGCCAACCTTGAGCAGAAATGCGCTCCCGCGCTCCGCCGCCATAAGAGACTCCTTTCAAAAAGAACCCTCTGCCGCTTGCGGGAGAGGGGATAGAGCAGCACACCTGCTCAGGGTGTAGCCCGACCCGCGAGCCTCGGATTATCCGTCGGCCAGCATCCGCGCCCGGAAATCGATTGCCGCGGCCCACGGCCCCGCGACGTCCCGCAGCACGCGTCGGCGCACGAGGCGCATCGTCACCAGCTGCCAGCCTTCGAGATCGGAGAGCTCCTGCAGGCTCGTTTCGATCCGGTCGGAGATGGCATGCAGGCGCACCGGCTCGTCATCCCACACCGTGATCGCGACCAGCACCTCCCGCCCCTCCCCGCTCTTGTGGCTCCAGTCGGTCTCGGTGGTCGCATCGAGAGCGACGTACGGGTACGCCGCACGGGCCGGCGGACCGTCGAACACACCGGTGAGCTCGACCATTGACGCCAGGGCCGACGCAAGTGCCGCTTGGAGCGCCCCGCCCGCGCTCATTTGAACCCGCTCGACAGAAAGCGCAGTGCCGGGTCGGTCAGCCAGCGCTTCATCAGTCCGTGACCACTCAAGATGACATTCGGGCCCTCGAGCTGAACCTTGCTGCCCAGCATCGACTGCATTGCCGCCGCAAGTTTCGCCACCTGGCGACTTTGCGCAGCCCCCGCGAGCGCTTGCGCTCGGCTCATCAGCCGCTCCATCATCACCGTACCTCCTCGCAGCGCATGGTCAGCCGGTCCTTGTCGCGCGGATCGTCGAGCAGCTGCCGCACCATCAGCTTCCGGCTATTCCAAATGACACGCTGATCGATCGAGACACCGTCACGACGCCGGATCGTCACCCGGTACCGCGGCATCGCACTCAGCGACTGCGCCTGTCTTTCCGGCCCGACGCTCTCCAGCGTGACGCTTGCTAGGCACCGGCAGACTTGCTCCCACCCAGGCTCCTGCAAGCCCATCGCGTTGCGGAGGGAGATCGCCCGCTCGATGACGATGCGCTCGCGCAGCGTCCCAGCGAACTCGCCGCTCATGCGAGCCGCACCCGCCGAAATGGCCGCCACAACGCCGTCACTGCAGCCGGCGGCTCGCCGCCGCCGCCGTCACGCGACGTGAACAGATGTGCAACCAGCCGAAGAATTCCTTGGCGGATGGGTTCGGGGACCTCGTTCTCGCTCTCTGCGATCCCCGCGGTTCCAGTGACTCGAACCCGGCAGCCTGAAACGGAGGCGCCGACACGCACCCAGCCATCGCCGGTTGCATCGATGTCGATGGAATATGCCCCGACCGGGAGCGGCGCAGTACCGCCGGAATTATCCACGCCTTGCACATCGGTGATCGCGCGCACCGGACTGGCGGCAACTCGCTCCCATCCGCCGCTCGCTGCAACTTCGTCGTTGAACGTGCGCGCGATCACGATCTGGTTGATGAAGCTCTCGCATAAAGCCGTCGCAGTCCGGATCAGTCCCGCGACGACGGCTTCTTCCTCGCCAGTTTCGATGCGAACATAGGCCTGCGCTTCACTCAATGTGACTGCAGGCTCCGCCATTCCGAAACCGGACATCAGCGTTTCTCCACGCGGACGACGATCGACCGGCTATCCTCGCGGCCCAGCGCGGTCGTGACATGATTGACGAGCCGGTAGACGCGTCCGGGTTGGCCGCCGCTCGCGTTGACTGTCGACGTGCTTGCGTCGAAATTGCTTCCGACCACGGCGATGCCGTCCGCCTCGTCCGGGTCGACGGTCCATACGCTCTCCGCAAGCAGATCATCGCCGAGATATTCGACGCCCCAGTCGATCAGATAATCGACCACTGCGTCCGGGTCCTTGAGCAGGAGTGTCATGGCAGTCCTTTGATGTTGCTGAAGCGCTCAGCGCGGTTCCGGCTGAGCTGCGGCGTCGACCTTGGCGACCGCTTGGCGCGCCGGCGGCGGCTTTTTTTTGGTCGACGTGGTCGGCTGCTCTGAAAGCGCCGCTTCGCCCGTCGCGAACTCGCCGATGCTCATGCGTTGACCGCCTTCAGCACCGCGAAGTTCAGGACCAGCGCCTCGGCCAACGCACCGGCCGACCGGTTCTCGACCACGATCTTGAACGACCCGGCGGCGATGCCTTCGACCCAGTAACGATAGGCGCCAGCCGCCGCATTTCCGCTCGCAAGATTGAGATTGATCGTGTCCGTCGCGGCCACTGCGGAATCGGTCACGACGAACGACACGATGCCCCCGGCGGCCAGCGACGCAGCATTCATCGTGATCTGACCCGCAGCCTTGTTGATCGTCACTCCGGTCGACTTGCTGGTCGCCTGGGTCACCGCTCCACCGGCTCCAGCGGCATAGCCGACGCCGCTGGTCGCGCCGCTGCTCGTCACCGCCGCGGTCGCCGCCACGCTGGTCGGCGTGATCGCGCCGAGCGAGAGACTGGTTCCGGACAGAATGAGTCCCGAGCTCAGCCCCAGCTCTTCGACGCTGCCTGCCCCCGCAGAGGCGCGACCCAGCAGCTTCGCTGTCGCGCTGACGTTCTGGATCTTCGCGTACGTGACTGCAGAGTTCGCGAGTTTGCTCGAGGTCACTGCGCTCGCCGCGATGTTAGCAACGAAGCTTCCCGTTCCGGACCCTGTCACGTCGCCGGTCAGACTGATCGTTTGGTCGCCGGTGTTGGTCCCGGACAGGTTCGACGCGGTCACCGTGCCGGTGGCGGAAATGGTGCCGGCAACGCCGAGGTTTCCATTGTCGCCGAGAACGGTCGGTCCGTCCCCGGTCATCAGCCAATAGGTTCCGCTCGGGTGCGAAAAACCCGCCGCGCCGCCGTAATTGCCGATGCACCAATTGGCCGTCAGCGGCTCGTCCTGGAGCTGGATCTGCTTGCCTTTCCGGACCAGCAGGATGTCCTCGGAAATGACGAACGTGCCGTTCGCTCCGTCCCCACCAAACGCAGCTCGTCGGCGTACGCCGAGCACCGATACGTCATTGTCTTTCGACGTTGTGTTGTCGCTGATCGTGAACGTAGCCGGGTCGGCGATGGTCGCTTCAGCAGCGTGGAATTCGACGTGGTTCTTGCCCGCGCCGCCGTTGTCGAACTGAACGAGCAGGGCCGAACCGACTTCCTTGTAGGCGCCAAGCACGCGATTGTAGCCGGTCATGTTCCCGAAGCGCATCGGGCCGGCCGAATTGCCCGCGAAGTGCGGGCCGTAATAGATATTGCCGAGCGCCGAATTCTCGAACGCTCCGAACTGCCCGCTGTTGGTGGAGTCGAGCCCCCGGATCTGCACCTGGTTGCTGTCGAGCCCGTAGGTCGCGAAGCCGTTCTTGCGGTTGTCCCAGACGTGGAGCCCGTCGATCGTGCAGTTATTCGCGTTGATTGACACGTCGGGCGCAGTCACGCCGCTCAAGAGATAGACGCCGTTCCCCTCGAAGCCCTGGACGACGACATCCTCGATCCGACAGCCGTTCGACTGCAGCAGGATGCCGCAGCCGACGCCCAGTGCAGCATTGGCATCGCTGACCGCTGCAGCGCCGGCTCCCTTGAGCCGAAGCGCGCGGATGACGCTTCCGGCGCCGAGGCCTTGCGCCCCGTTGCGGATATTGACCGCGCCGCTCAGTCCCGCCGGGAAGCTGACGATCGTGCCGCCCGTCGACTGGACGCCGCTGCCCCCGCCCTCGAGGCTGATCGAAGCGCCGCTCCATGCCAGTGCCGACCCACAGAAATATCGCTTCGCGGCCAGTCGGACCGTTCCACCGCCCGCGGCAACTTGAAAGTTGATCGCTGCCTGAATCGCCGGCTGGTCGTCGCTCGTCCCGTCGCCGACTGCGCCGAACCACTCGGGATAGACCGGTCCGTCGAACCGGCGCACCCAGGCGCCGGAAGATCCGCTCGGCGCGCTCGCCGGCGCGACATAGACGCCTTGCCGGTTGTCCGCCGCCACCGCCGCGCTGAGGTTCGAGCTGTCGAACAGGAACAGGCCTTCGCGCCGATGCTCGGTGAGAACTGCCGCGGCCTGCGACGACGAAGCCGCCAAGGCCGCTCGGCTGGCCGCCATTGCCGGCGCCGATCCCGCGCCCGCCTGGACATTGTTGAACCACTCCGCTGGCGCGATCAACGCGATCGACTTCGTGCCGTTGGTGAAATTGGTCGGCGAACCGCTGAGCGGCTGACGGGCGATCTGCCCGCCAGCGGTCAGGGTTCCACGGCCAACCTCGCGCTCCGCGGGTTTGTCGATACCGATCGCCGAATAATAGAAGCTGTCGCCAACCTGCAGCGCCGAGCCGAAGCCCGTGAACCCGCTGACCGTCGGGCCGAGCACGAAATTGCCCGTCCCCTGGGTCGACGTATAGCTGCGTACGAGGTCGACGAACCTCGGCTGAAACTCCGCCATTGCGGCTCCTCTTGATTAGGAACCCTCCCCAGCTCACGGGGGAGGGACAGAGCAGCGAAGCTGCTCAGGGAGAGGGTGAGTTCGAGACCAGCTCAGGCGAACTTCAGAAGCTTGATCGCTTCCGAATTGACCACCTGCCCGCCGACCCGCTTGGTCGCGTAGAAGTGCACGTAGGGCTTGTGCGTGTACGGATCGCGCAGGATCGTGGTCGCATTGCGCTCGGCGATCACATAGCCGGCCTTGAAGTTGCCGAACGCGATCGACAGGCTGTTCGCGCCGATGTCGGGCATGTCTTCGGCCTCGATCAAGGGGTAGCCGAGCAGCGTCGCCGGAGTTCCGGCCGTCAGCCCAGGCTGGAACAGGAACTGCCCGTCC